AAATTGGACGAACAGGTTGTTAAGATCCAAACTGCCGAAGGCCGTAATGTCGGCCGCAGAGAAAAGCATGAATTACGCGAAGCAATTATCGACGACCTGCTGCCTAAAGCGTTGATTAAAAGCAGCCGCACTTATGGTTTATTTGCTGGCGAGTGGTTATTCGTTGATACGGCAAATCGCCGCAAGGCCGAAAACCTGTTGACCAAGTTGCGCGAAGCCCTTGGCGGCCTGCCGGCTCAACAACCAGTTCCCCGTCAATCGCCGGCATCATTGATGACCAATTGGCTGTTACAGGGCGAAGCTCAGGGGCGGTTTGTGTTAGATAGTGATGTTACCCTGGTCGGTGTGGGCGATGTTGCTCCCAAAGTTAAAATCAGCCGCAAAGACCTTACCGCCAAAGATGTGGTACAACACGCCAAAAACGGCATGAAAGTAACCGAACTTGGCTTGGTATGGAATGACCGCGTAGCATTTATTCTGACACAGGATTTAACACTGAAACGTATCCAATGGCTGGACGTTGTGCAGGAAGAAGCTGAAGGCAGCTGCGATGATGCGGAAAGTATGGCTTATGCCACACAGCTACTAATGGCGGCTGCACTGAGTGTGATTCTTGGTGAGTTGGTGGATTTACTGGGAGGTTGGCAGGAATGATGGAGGGTTGGGATGGATTCTGAAGGCTGGGATTTTTAAAGCTTGATTAAAGGCCGTCTGAAATGGGGTTTAAAACCTGTTTCAGACGGCCTTTTTGTTTGTAGTCATATTGCGTATAATCAAACAACATTTTGACTATATCATATGAGGATAAATCATGAAGAAACTATTAATTGCCTGCGTAACTTTGGCTTTGGTGTCGATGCCTTTAACTGTACAAGCTAAGGGCCGTCAGCCTTGTTCGGGTAAAAAAGGCGGTGTGTCGCATTGTGCGGGGGATAAGTTTGTATGCCAAGACGGCAGTATTAGTAAATCAAAACGTATTTGTGGCCGTTAATTAAGGTTTTGAAATTTTGGCTGTCTGAATTATTCAGACGGCCTTTTTTGTGCCTATCAGTTTCGCAAAAAAAACATCGACTTAATACTATATATTGTATTTTATTGGTATAATATGCGCTAATTTATACTATATGTTGTATTGGAAAAATAATGCGCCGGGCGTTGATTGCGAAAATTAAAATTGCTCAAAAGGAGCTGGGCTTGGATGACGGTACCTATCGCGCGGTGTTGGAGCGCGTAACGGGTAAGCGGTCGTGTACCGAGTGCAGCATCCCTGAGCTGGAGCGTGTGGTCGAGGATTTGCGCCAACATGGGTTTACGCCGAAAAAAACGGCGGGGCGACGACCGAACCGCCGCTCTTCCGCTGACCCGATGATGCGCAAAATCGAAGCCCTGCTGCTGGATAACGGCTGGAGCTGGAATTATGCGCACGGTACGGCGAAAAAGATGTTTAGGGTTGACCGTGTGGAATGGTTATCCGACGGCAATATGCACAAGTTGGTGGCGGCGTTGCAGATTAGTGCGAACCGAAAGAAGAAGGAGGCATAGGAATGAGTGTAAGTTGGGAAATGACAGAGCAGGACTTTGAGGATGTGAAACATCTTCTGCCGCAGAGCGTGGTGGCGATGATTACGGTCATCGGGCTTGAAGCGGCGTTTCACATGGTCAAGGTTTGGGGCGGGACGAATTACCCGATTTCCAATCGCCGCCGCAATACGCGCCAGAGCCGAATCTTACACGCACAACTGGTCGAGGACATTGGTGAGGAGGCTGCGGGACGATTGGAGCGAGCTTATGCCGGTCAACCTTTCTTGGCCATTCCGCGCTGCTGGGACGCGATGCGCGAGCTGCGCAACCGATTTATACGCCGGCAGTATGATGAGATGAGCGCGGAGGGTATGAGCGATTTGGTTATTGTGCGCGAGCTGGTATTGGCTCATCGGCTGTCTACGCGCAATATCCGATACATTTTGAAAGAGGCCGACCGCGAGGCGGCGGCAAGAGCGCAGACGGATTTATTTGCAGCTTGATTGTGTTGTGTGTTTCTTGTGAGTGGACCTTTGCCCTGCTTTTGCAGGGCTTTTTTTTGTATGCGGAACAGTAAGTGCATTTGTGCCGACCGTCTTATGCCGTCTGAAAAGGTTAAATAAGGTTTTGAAAATAAATTGTGATTTGATTTTCGGAGATGTTTATGGGCAAAACTGTAACTTTAACCGCCGGCCACAGCAACACCGACCCGGGCGCGTGCAACGGCTCCGACCGTGAGGCGGACTTGGCGCAGGATATGCGCAACATCATTTCTTCAATCCTGCGTAACGATTACGGCCTGATTGTACGCACCGATGGCGAAGGCAAAGGCAATATGCCGCTGCGCGAAGCTGTAAAGCTGATTCGCGGCTCAGATGTGGCGATTGAGTTCCATACCAATGCGGCGGCCGCGAAAACGGCCACTGGCATTGAGGCTTTGAGTACCGTCAAAAACAAACGCTGGTGTCAGGTGCTGAGCAAGGCTGTTGCCAAGAAAACCGGCTGGAAACTGCGCGGCGAAGACGGCTTTAAACCCGACAATGCGGGCCAGCATTCGCGCTTGGCTTATGCGCAGGCAGGCGGCATTGTGTTTGAGCCGTTTTTTATCAGCAATGATGCGGATTTGGCCTTGTTTAAGACTACTAAATGGGGCATCTGCCGCGCGATTGCGGACGCGATTGCGATGGAATTGGGAGCGGCGAAGGTATGAAAAAGTCTTTGATTGCTTTGGCTCTGTCTGTCTTGAAACCGCAGATGCCTGAATTTGAGATTAAGCCTGCCAGTATTGGCTATTTAAAACAACATCCGTCTATGCGCCTGGGCAAGTCGGGCGTGGCGGCTGCGAAACGTGCGGCGCGTAAACGCAAGGCGAGAAAGTAAGAAATATGATTGACGGTTGGGATGGTTATTAAGATGCGTATTTTTGACATTTTCAGAAACCCTGCAACAGGCGGTATTTCTCATTCAAAACTCTGGGCAAACGTTGCCTGCGCGGCTGGGACGGTTAAGTTTGTGATGCTGCCCGACCCATCGGCGGAAATTTGGGCGGTGTATTTGGGCATTGTCGGCGGCTATGCGGTGGCGCGCTCGTTTGTCAGCGTGAAACGTCAGGAGGTCGAGAATGAATCTCGTGAAACTGCTGGCGAATAACTGGCAACCGATTGCCATCATCGCGCTTGTCGGCACAGGTTTGGCGGTGTCGCACCATCAAGGCTATAAGTCGGCGTTCGCGAAGCAGCAGGCGGTCATTGAGAAAATGGAGCGCGACAAGGCGCAAGCCCTGCTGTTGTCGGCTCAAAACTACGCCCGCGAACTGGAACAGGCGCGTGCGGAAGCTAAAAAATATGAAGTCAAGGCGCACGCTGTCGGCATGGCTTTGGCGAAAAAACAGGCGGAAGTCAGCCGTCTGAAAACGGAAAATAAAAAGGAAATCGAAAATGTCCTTACTCAAGACCGTAAAAATGCCAGCGGCGGTTGTATTGACGGCTTTGGCCATCACGGCCTGCAGCTATACAACCGCGCCCTCGGCTACGGAAATTAAGGTTGTTGAAAAGGCGGTCATGCCGACACCGCCTGCCGCGTTGATGGTCGCGCCAGTACGCCCGAGTCCGCCGAAGGACGGCAAGACGGCCACGCTGTTGGAACACGCTGCTGAGTTTGGCGGCTATGTTGCCGAACTGGAAAACCAAAATCAGGCTTGGCGCGACTGGGTCAACAGTCAAGCGGAAGTTGACGGTTCGGAGGGCGAACGATGACGACTTATCGTGATTTGGTACAACGCACGGTCGCCTGCCGCCATGCGGATTTAGAGCTGGGATTGAGCCGCGCACGCGAGCAAGAGCCGTTTGTCATTCATGTTTCCGACCTGTTGGATAAGGCAGGCATTGAGTACGCAGTGCGTATGGATAAGGATTTCCAGACGACCTTTTGTGTGGAGTTTTCCGCGACCGCTCCTGCTGATGTGATTGGTATTTTGCGGAAATATTACTCAGTCTTTTTTGACGGCCAAAAGGTCGAGGCGGCGAGCCGAAATCCCGAAGGCTATGCGGTGCGTATCGTATTTGGCGACGTGCCGGTTTAAAGGGGTTTTAAATGGACTTTGAATTTGGGTTTAAAACCCTGTGGCCGATTGCGACGGCGGCGTTTTGGTTTTGGGTCAACGGCATTTCAGGCCGTCTGAAAGAAGCGGACAAGCGTATCGACGACCTTAAAGAGGAGCTGCACGCGGTCAAGCTCTCTTATCACACCAAGCAGGATGCCAAGGCAGACCGCGACAGTATTGCGGCCTCTTTGGGGCGTATCGAAGACAAACTTGAAAAAATGAATGAAAAATTAGACAGGAAAGCGGACAAATGAGCGACCCGATTTTAGAAGCCTTGGCGCGTATCGAAGCCAAGCAGGATGACCTGCTTGCCAATCAGGCGCGCATGGACGAGGAATTGCAGCAAATTAAGAAAGACTGCAAGAAATCTGCTGCGGTTTATGGCGGTCTCGGCGGCGTGATTGTAACGACGGGTTGGGAACTGCTGCGAGCTAAGTTCGGAGGCTGATATGGCACACCCGAAAGAAACCCGCGAAAAGCTGCGCCGACTGTACGTCAGCGACGGTCAGACGCTCGAAATCGCGGCGATGATGTGTGAAATCCCAACAGCTACCGCCCGAAGTTGGAAACGTGCCGCCAAAGAGACCGGCGACGATTGGGACAAAGTGCGCGCCGCCTACACGCTTGCGGGCGGCGGCATCGAAGACTTGAGCCGCTCGCTATTGGCGGGGTTTTTGGTGCAGTACCAATCGACGATGACGATGTTGCAAGACACATCTATTGAAGAGCTGATGCCGTCCGAGCGCGCCAAACTGTTGGCGAGCCTGTCGGATGCGTTTACCAAGACCGTGGCGGCAAACGCCAAAGTAATGCCGGAAACGTCAAAACTGGCGACGGCGATTGAGGTGTTGGAATTGTTTGGCGAAGTAGTCAAAGAGCGATACCCGAAACACTTGCAGGCTTATGTCGAGTTGGTCGAGCCGCTGGGCGTGGAAATTGAAAAGAAATACAGGTAAGCGATATGCAAAAAGTTGAATACACGCATAAGGGCTGGTTTTTATTTTGCCCGATTTGGATTGCCGATTGGGAAAGTGAAACTCCTGTTGTCGCACCACGCTATAAGCTGGAGCCGTTGTTTTGGCTGGCCGACCAGTTTTTTTACTTTATGTCGTCCATGAATGAAATGAAAACGGGAGAGCCGTTGCCCTTTTGTTTCATGGTTAATCAAAAGCCGCTGAAAAAGCCGGTTGTCCACTATTACGAATAAAACATGAAGTCCAAAGAGTTTTTAAAGTCGCTTGCCGAATATGCCGCCCAACTCCGCCAAACCATCGAGGCGGAGGCGGACGGCTTTGATGCATCGCCCGCAGCCATTGCCGAACGTCGGGCGAAGGTATTAGACCCGGTCAACGGTTACGAGTATTTCGTCAATACCTATTTTCCGCATTACGTCAGGTCGTCTGAAAAGTCGGAACTTCATGAATTTCTGTTTTCACGCCTACCCGAAATCCTACAACAGCCCGAAGGCATCAACGAAGCAGACGCTGCGCCGCGCGGCGAAGCAAAATCGACGCTGGTTACGCGCTTATTCTCGCTTTGGACGGTCATCACCGGTGCGAAAAAGTTTATTGTCATCGCGATGGACAGTATCGACCAAGCCTATCCGATGCTGGAAGCCATCAAGGCGGAACTTGAATTTAACCCGCGTTTAAAAACCGACTTTCCTGAGATGTGCGGACAAGGTCGGGTTTGGCAGGCGGGGACGATTGTTACCGCGTCCAACGTCAAAATCCAAGTCTTCGGCTCGGGTAAGAAAATGCGCGGCATGGTGCATGGTGCATTCCGCCCCGACCTTGCCATCCTTGATGATATTGAAAACGACGAGATGGTGCGTAACCCCGACCAGCGCGACAAGCTGGAAATGTGGCTTAAACAAACCGTCTTGCCGTTGGGCGCGGTCGGTACCAAGTTTGATGTGATTTATATCGGCACCATCCTGCACTACGACAGCGTGTTGAGCCGCACTTTGAATAACCCGTTTTGGAGTACGCGGAAATTCAAGGCGATGAAACGCTGGCCTGACCGCATGGACTTGTGGGACAAATGGGAAGAGTTGTATCGCAACGACGGCGCGGCGGTAGCCGAAGCGTTTTATCTCGCCAACAAAGACGAGATGGAACGCGGCGCGGTCACTTCTTGGGCGGCTCGCGGCGTATTGGCGCTGATGAAAATCCGTGCGCGTGACGGTCATGCGACATTTGACAGCGAGTATCAAAACGACCCGGTCAGCGGCGAAGATGCGCCGTTTGCGGAAAACATCAAATACTGGTCGGAGTTGCCGGACGATTTGGTGTACTACGGCGCGCTCGACCCGTCATTGGGCAAAGCGGGCGCAGGGCGTGACCCGTCGGCGATTTTGGTCGGCGGTTATCAAAAATCGACGGGGCGACTGTTTGTAACCGTTGCCCAAGTCAAAAAACGCCTGCCCGATTTGATTATCGAGGACGTGATCCGCATCCAAAAAGAGGCGCGGGTCAAACCGGTATTGTGGGTGGTGGAGACGGTGCAATTCCAAGAGTTTCTCAAGGACGAGTTGATTAAGCGCGGGGCGCGTTTGGGTGTGCATATTCCGGTGCGCGGTATCAAGCCGTCATCGGACAAGATGTTGCGGATTGAGACCTTACAGCCACATATGGCAAACGGGCTGATTTTGCTCAACCCCGACCAAAAGACGCTGATTAGCCAGTTGCGTCACTTCCCGAAAGCCGACCACGACGATGGCCCCGATGCGTTGCATATGCTGTGGATGGCGGCAACGACGGGCAATGTATCAAACAGAGCGCGGGCGATTGATTTGCCTGTGCCGATGTTGGAGATTTAACAATGTGTGATGGAAAACGTATAACCGCTCGTGAAAAAGAGCTGACAGAGGATGTTGAGTACCTCGAGCGTGGTTTGGATAAAGCGATTGCACATCTGCAAGAGGTTGTCTCCTGCTATAAGGCTGGGCGGCTATTAAATCTACATTTTATTGTCGCTGGAATTGAAGGTTTTTTGGCGGCCCGTGGCGAAGAGTATTGATTTTAAGGTCGTCTGAAAACGGTTTCAGACGACCTTTGGAGTAGAAAATTATGTTCGGATTGATTAAAAGCGCAACGCGAAAAACCGCCATCAAGACATTGACGAGCGCGACCGAAGATGCGCTGGAAAGCCTGTTTTCCAATATGGAGGGCACGGACGCGCTGCTTTCGCGTCTCGGCGTGGACAGGCAGCAGGCATTGGACGCGGTGGTAAGCGATGACGAGGTGGCTGCCTGTTTGGAGGATTTGCATTCCGCCATGCAGAACAAGGCGTGGCGCATTTATGGCGAGGACTTGAATGACGATGACAAAGACCGCTTGTGGAAAACGCTGAAACGCCATCTGCCCGCACTTGCCGAAATCGTGTTGACGGCGCGTTTGGGCGGCTATGGTGTCGGTCGGTACGTTTATCAGCCCGAACCCGACGGCTTTTTAACGATTAAGCATATCAGCAACAAAAGCGGCGAATTGGCGAAATACGTTCCCTACCGCGACGGCTCGCTGGTGTATCGCGGCAGCGGCGGTGAGGAAGCCTGCAATACGGACGTGCTGTATCTCTTTATTACCCACCGCGCCACTTCAACCAATCCTGCGGGCGAAATGGCGGCGGCGCGGCTGTATGCGCCGGTTGCATTGCGTAAAAAAGGCTTTGTTTATGCCGCACAATTTATTACGCGCTACGCCCAGCCTTATCTGATCGCTAAAATCCAAGCCAACAGCAACGACGACCACGACAGCTTCATGAGCCGATTTTACCGCTTTGTTTCCGGCGGCGCGTTGAGTATCGAACGCGAAGACGATGTGATGATGCTGCAAAACAGCGCGGATGGTCAGGCATTCCGCCGACTGGAAAACCTTGCCAATGCGCGTATCCAAAAAACGCTGTTAGGCAAAGTCAAAACCAGCGACCTTGAGACCGCCAGCCGCGCCAGTCAGGAAACCGAAGAAAACAACCGCGACGAGCGCATCGGCGCGTATCTCGCTCTGCTCTCCCGCGCTGCACAGCACTTTATCGACGCGCTTGTGATGGTCAACAATGCCTACGGCAAGCCGATTAATGCGCCCAAAGGCGTATGGTTTGAGTTTGAAGACGAAATCAAGGTTGATAAAACCCGAGCCGAACGCGACAAGATGTATATGGATACGGGGCAGCTCGTGTTGACCGAAACCTACTACCGCGACATCTTGGGCTTTGAGCCGGAACATTTCGAGCTGCGCGACCCGAAAGCGTTGTCTGAAAACCCTGCGCCCGCCAAATTCAGCCTGCGCCTGTCTGACGGCCTTGCCCGCAATGCGCCTGATACGGCGGAGCAGGCAATCGCCCGACCGAAGATGGAGGCAGTGTTGGGTTTGCTGGAAAGCTGCAAAGACTACGCTGAATTTGAGGCGAAACTGTCCAAGCTTGATTTGAGCAAGGGCGACAATCTCTTGATCCAGCGTTTGGTTTCAGAAGGCCTTTCGGCTTGGGCTGACGGAGCAGGCGATGGACGGGATTGAATACAGCTTTGCCGGCTTAGTCGATAAAGCCGCTTTCGAGCATTTCAAGGCTAAGAAAATCCTGCCCGGATTCAGTCATTACGATGTTTGGTTGTATCAACACAGCCTTGCCTTTACCGTCGCCAAGATGATGGACGCGGATATGCTTGCCGAAGTCAAAGACGCCATTGAATCTGCGCAGCAGAACGGCACGGCGTTTGCCGATTTTAAAAAGCGTTTAAAACCGTATTTGATGGCTAAAGGCTGGTGGGGCGAGCAAGTGATGACCGACCCGCTGGACGGCGAGCCGAAATTGGTACAGCTCGGCAGTACGCGCCGTCTGAAAACCATTTTCAATACCAATATGCAAACCGCCTTTGCGGCGGGGCAATGGCAGCGGATACAGGCAAACAAAAAAGCCCTGCCGTATTTGCGCTACAACCATTCCGCCGCCGGGCATCCGCGCGACAGCCATAAACGCTACTACGGCTTAGTCCTGCCGGTTGACCACGACATTTGGAAAGTCATCTTTCCGCCCAACGGCTACGGCTGCAAATGCTCGGTTTCCGCGCTGACCCGTCGGCAGGCAGAGCGCGAGGGCATCAGCGGCGAGCCTGATGTAGATATGGTCGAGTTTACCAATCCGCGCACGGGGGAAACGGTATTGATTCCCGACGACATCACGCCGAGCTTCGCGCACAACCACGGCGACCGGCTGGGCGCAATGGACGCGCTGTTTGGCGAGCGAAACGGCGAAGAAGCCCTGGCCGCCATGATTGCCGAGCGCGAGGCGTGGTTGGACAAGCGGTATAGCGTGCCGTCTGATAAAGTGGCGGTGTTGGCTTTGTCGGACAAGGTGTCGGAAAAAGAAGTGCGCAGGTTGACAAAAGAGCAGTCTGCCAACAATACCAAAAACCACGAAGCGAGAGCTGCGGCAGCGTGGCAGGCTGAAACGGGGGATAGGCTGGAGGTGTTTGATTTGCCCGTAGAGAAAGGTAAGGGTCAAGCCGATTATCTGATTGTTTCAGACGACCTGCCCCGTGAAGAATGGGTAAAACTGGATTTTATGTTTACCGAAAATCCCGAACGTGCGGAATTGATGAACCGTTATTTTGCGCACACCGCCGACGCATGGAAAGGGAAGGTTGACAATATTCAAGAGCATTTCAACAAAGCCGATATTGTCCCGCTTGATTTGCGCCATCTGAATGCGGTAAACCGGCATAAATTGTTGCAGTATGTGTTATCATTGCCGAAAGAACAGCGGGATAAAGTCCGCTTATTGGTAAAAATATCGGAGTAAGTCATGCCGTCTGAACTGTATGTCAGCCGCGAAGTAAAAGTATTTTTAGGCGGGAAAACCGCCCCGTCCGAATTGTTGGACTATCTGTACCCGCGTCTTGCTGAAATTGACAAGGAGTCAGCCGAGCAAATGCAGGGCGAGTTTTCGGGCTGCGTATTTTCGATTGCGGATTTGTCCGCTGCGGCATTCGCCCGTGTGCGCGGATGGATACTTGAGGCAGCAGAAAAGTCCGAGTGGATTAAGCCGTACAAGTCCGAATTGAAAGCCGCGCTTGAAGCTGATCCGAGATTTAAACCTGTATAACCCGAAGGTCGTCTGAAACCGTTTCAGACGACTTTTTTCATAACCGCCCAAATTTCGCGTTTAAGCGCGTTTTATCGGTCAGGATAGGCAAAGATATATCCGAGAGTTTAAATGCAATCTGACACGATTCTAAAGCGGTTTTAAAGTGGGTATTTTCATATTTTACGCATGAGGATTTTCAAAGGCCGTCTGAAACCTGATATTCGGGTTTTAGGCGGCCTTTTGCATTTGGATTGGGAAGTGAAATCCTGCCGTCCGTCTTTTTGAACTTGGCAAGGCAAAATGGAGCAATGGATACGAACAACACCCCCATCAAAATCAAATTGTCCGCCGCGCTGCCGGTTGCCCTGGCGACCGGTGCCGACAAGGTGCGTACTTTTAAAGGCGTTGCCAATTCGGGCAAGCCCTTCGGCCACGGCGGTTATCAGGCAGTCGTCGATTTGGCCCAGCTGTCGCACAAAGCGTCCGTCCCCGTCCTATTGGAGCATTCACCCGTCAAGATGGCGGGCGTGTGCAGCCTGTCGGTAACGGCGGACGGCCTGATTGCGGAAGGTAGTCTGTTGTCCAACGAGTTTGGCACGCAGATCGCCGAAGCAGCCGACCAAGGTTTCCCTTGGGAAATGTCGGTTTACGCGCAGGCGGAATCCTACGAGGAGCTGGCGGCGGGCGCAGTATTGTCCGTTAACGGTAACGAGGTAACCGGGCCGGCCGTCATCCTGCGCCGTTGTGCGATACGCGAAGTATCGTTTACCGCCGTCGGCGTGGACAGCGAGACGGAGGCGGTGGTGTTGTCGGACGGCAGTCCCTTGCCGGATATTTTTAAACAACCTTTGGAGTTATCTATGACACCCGAAGAAAAGAAAGCGTTTGACGACCTGAAAGCGGAAGTCGATACGCTCAAGGCTGAAAAAGCCGAAGCCGAGAAAAAGCTGAAAGAAGCCGAAGCGGCTGCCAAGAAAACCAAGTCAAGGCGAAATTGTCCGCCGCCGGCTTTAAGGAAGGCGAAGACGGCAAGTTTGAAGGCTTGTCCGACGCTACCATGACCGTGCTTTTGTCTGCCGACATCGAAGCGGCAGAAGCCATGATTGCCGATCTGAAGCCGAAAGCCCCCCAGTCTGCCGTGCCGCACGCACTGTTGAGTGAAGGCGCAGGCAAAGACGAATCCGAACACACCGGCGAGGCGGAGGGCAAGTTCTCCGTAGCCAGCCACAAAGGCTTATTGGGAGGCTCTTATGTCTAAAGCCAAAACCGAAATCCTCGGCCCTGTTATTTCCGACTTTTTGAAATATGAAGCGACGCCGTTAACACGTGTGGCTGTTGCTGCCGATGCCGGTACTAAAGCGGGTAGTTTTGTGACGTATCCGCTACGTAATAAAAAACTTGTTGCTTTAACAGATGAAGCTGACGGGAAAGTTATTGTTCAGCCACTCAATTGCATCATTGAGTGTAAGGATATTTTTACCCAAGCTAAAACTGCATTCCTGTCCGACGCGGTTATGAAAAAAGAAGGTGACGCGTATGGAATTGTTTACGTAAACCTGCCGAAATTCGGTGCATCTGATGCTTAATTATTTGAAATAAGGAAAAAAATATGCCTTTATCTGACAACAGCAAATTTGGCGTGCAGGCTTTGACCACCGCCGTCAACAAAATCGACCCGGGCGCAAGCCAAATCCGCGAACTGGGTATTTTCGAACCCGAATATTTGACCACCACCTACGCCGACATTGAGTTCCAAGACGGCAAAGTCCACTTGGTAGCCAGCAAAGAGCGCGGCACGGCCGGCCAGGCGGTCGAAAGTCCGAAACGCACCGTGCGTACCGTCAAAATCCCACACCTGCCGATTCATGACGTCATCCGTGCCGATGACGTACAAAACCTGCGTTCTTTCGGCACGACCCAAGCCGCGACCGTCATGGACAAGGTCAACGAAAAGCTGGCCGGCGGAAAATCCGACCTTGAATACACCCGTGAGCACCTGATGCTCGGCGCGTTACAAGGCAAGATTTTGGATGCGGACGGCAGCGTGATTTTGGATATCAATACCGATTTCAAAGTGCAGCGCAAAACACAAGACATCGAATTGTCGAAAGACACGACCAAAGTCGGCGCGGTATTGGACAAGCTCTTGTCCGAACAACGCCAAAAATTCAACGGTGCGCAAGTGCGCGGCTGGGTTGTCTATTGCGGCATGGAGTTTTTGAGTGCGCTCAAAGAGCATAAGTCCATCTTCGAAGTGTACAAACGCTACGACGAGGCACGCGCCTACCGCGAAGGCGATACGCTCAATCCGACCGAATTTATCCACAAAGGCATCCGCTTTATCGAATACGCCAACCACTTCGGCAGCGATGCTGACATCGGTGCGGACAAAGCCATTCTGCTGCCGGTCGGCCGTAATCTCTACAAAGAGTATTTCGCGCCGGCCGACATGTCCGCGACCGTCAACACCCGCGCCCTGCCGTATTACGCCAGCCGCGAGAAATTGCAGCATGACAAAGGCTGGAGCCTGCATATGCAGTCCAATCCATTGCCGATTGCGCTGCGCCCCGAGTTGTTGGCAACGCTGACCATGTCTTAAACGGATTTCAGACGGCCTTTAAGGCAACAAAAAGGCCGTCTGAAAACGGAGGACGGCATGATTACCATCCAAGACATGATTACCCGCTTCGGCGAGCAGGAAATGGCAGAACGCTCGAACCATGAAAACTACGAAACGTTAGACGAAGCGGTGATGGCGGCGGCAATTGCCGATGCGGAAGAAGAAGCGGCAAGCTACCTTCGGGCGGCGAAACTGTTTTTTACCAACGACACCGCGCCGCAGGTTTTGAAAATCAAAGTCTGCGACATCGCCCGCTACTACCTCTACGACGATGCGGTAACAGGCATTGTGGAGGAGCGTTATCAGTCGGCAATCGCCTGGCTGAAGATGGTCGTCAAAAATCCGAATATGCTGGACGATAGCCGCGTATCGGATGACCGCAGACCGTCAACGTGTGCCGTTTATGTCAATGCCGAACCCGATTTGCGGGAATGGCTGAAGGAGTAAGCGATGCGGATTACGGTATCACACGACTTATCGCGTATCGCCCAAAGCCTGAACCGCCTGTCGGGTAGGTTGAACGGCAGCCTTGAAGAGCCTTTGCGCGCTATCGGCGGCATCCTCGAATCTTCGACCCGCCGCCGTATCGCCGAAACCAAAACTGCGCCCGACGGCAAACGCTGGGCGGACGTATCCCCCGCTACGGCACAAGCCAAAAACGGACGCGGCGGGATTTTGGTGGACCACGGCAACCTCTTGGCAAGCATTACGCATGAGGCATCGGCAAAAAGCGTGATTACCGGCTCGGTAATGGGCTACTCGGTTTATGTGCAGGAAGGCACGAAAACCATGCCGGCGCGTCCGTTTTTGGGCTTGTCTGCGCAAGATTATCAGGACATTGACGATTTAATGTCCGATTGGTTGGAAGGATTGATTGTCTGATATGGCTTTAAAACAGCATGAAAACTTATTGGCGGTCTATCCCGAAATCCTAGGCCGTCTGAAAACCGTCAAAGGCATTAAGGCGGTCAAGGAGATCGGCGAACTTGCCGAGCTGCTCGCCCAAGGCGCGGCGAAACGCAAAGCCGCCCCGCTGGACGGCGCGGTCTATGTCGTTTACGGCGGCTCAACCTTTGCCGACGAAGCGAAAAACGGCAAATTCCTCAAATCGACGCTGCACTTTACCTTCGTCCTCGCGCGAAGCTACACCGCCAACGGCAAATCCACGCTGTACGAGGTCGGCGAGACCCTGACGGCAATCCAACGGGCGTTTTCGGGATGGGATGCGGGCGACGAATATGCCGTTACCCCTTCCGCCGCATCGCCTCGCCATCCATCGAATACAACGACGGCTTTGCTTTTTACCCCATTTCATTCGCCTGCGACACCGTGCAGGCGGCAAACTAAAGGAGCTGCCACATGGCAAAACAAAACGATCACGGTTTAATCTTTGAGGGCGATGTCAAGGTACGCAACCTCAATCAGAAAGGCTCGGGCTTTATCGAAATCGGCAATACCACCGCCCTGACCACGCAGACCAGCGTGGAAACCAAAGAGCGCGTATCCAAGCAAAAAGGCACTTACGGCAGCGCACTCGACAGCCTGAAAACCGTCAAGCCCACCGAAATCGGCCTGAAACTCGACACCTTCGACAAAGACAACCTCGCGCTTGCCCTGATGGGCGAAGCCGCCGTCATCGCGGCTACGGCGCAGACCGTTACGGGCGAGACCGTAACCATCGGCAAAAAAGGCATGGCGTACAAACTGGCAAACGGCAACATCGACCCGGCTACCGTCAAAGTCAAAAACAAGTCAAACGCCAATGTTGATGCCAAGCATTTGGATATTAATGCCACCTTGGGCATGATTACCATCCTGCCGGCCGCAGATACCGTCAACGACGGCGAAAACATCACCGTCGACTACAAAACCCGCGATTCCGGCGGCTATAAAGTGTCCGCAGCCACCTTGTCCCGCTTGGATTTGGAAATCTACGTCGACGGCCGCAACCGCGTTACTGGCGAGACCGGCATTCTGCACATCCCCCATGCCGTACTGGCGGCGGACGGCAGTATCGACTGGTTTGGTGACGACTTCAACGAAGCCGAATTTAAAGGCACGGCAGTGTTGGCTTCGGGCGAAACTTCGACCTATTCCTTCACGTCGTACAACAACTAAAGATTCGGTAATAAACAAAGGCCGTCTGAAACTGGCTTCTGCGTGTAGGCGCAGCGGCGGCAGGTTTCAGACGGCCTTTTTTAAACGGGTTTTAAAACAGGATTAAATCATGGCGAATATTCAGGCAGGTTTAGAGATTAAGGCGGGCGTGTCCGGCGTTGAAAATATCGACGCGCTGGCGCAGTCCATCGAGGCGGCGGGCATCGATACGGGCAAGCTGACCACCGAAGCGAAAGAGCTGGGCGCAACGCTGGCTAAAGCACAAGCGCAACAGGCGGCAATTGCAGAATATAAGGCGTTGTCGGCGGAATTGGACAATACCGCTAAAGAAATGCGTGCACTGGACGAGCTGACCGCGACGTTGGAGAAATCCATGCGCGGCGGCGGTACGCAGCAACAGCAGGCCGATTTGGCAAAACTGCGTGCCGAATCCGAACGCCTGGCAAAAAGCGAAACCGAACTGACGGGCAAGCTGTATGCCGCCCGCGATGCGATGTCGGTGTCTGGGGTGTCCGTCAAAAACCTTGCCGCCGAAGAGGCGCGCCTGTCGTCCGAATCCGCCGCCGCAACGGCGCAGCTCGACCGCCTGACCGCCGAAGCGCAAACCCTAAAAGCCATCGCCGATGCCAAAATCCAGCTCGGTATCGATACCGACGACAAGGCACGGCAGGAAATCCAAAAGACCAAAGACGCCTACGAATTGCTTAAAAACAGCGGCACGCTCTCGCACGAGGAATTAGCACGGGCGGCGCAGTTGCAGGAAGGCAAGGTGCGCGAACTTGAAGCCAGCCTGAAAGGTGTGAAGCCGTCTATTTCCGAAATTGCCTCTGAAGTTCAAGGTTTGGTCGGTAAGGCAGGCGGCTTGGCGTTTGCCGCCAAAGAGGCGATGAAATTTGAGACTGCGATGGCGGGTGTAAAAAAAGTTGCCGAAGGCACGGACGAGCAGTACGCCAAACTTTCAGACGAGCTGAAAAAAATGAGTGCGGAATTGGGCATTTCCGCCGCCGAAATGGCGGATCTTGCCGCTGCTGGTGGACAGCTCGGCATCCCGATTGAGAAGTTGTCGGAATTTACCGCCATCGCGTCCAAGATGTCGGTTGCCTTCGGCATGACCGCTGAAGAGGCAGGCAATGCCGCCGCGACGATTGCCAACGTGTTCCAACTCCCAATCGGCGAAGTGGAAAAACTCGGCGATGCCATCAACGTTTTGGGCAACAATACCGCCGCACGAGAAAAAGACATTGTCGCCGCAATGGCGCGTATCGGCGGTACGGCCAAGCAGTTCGGACTGGCCGCCGACGAAGCTGCCGCGCTTGCCGACGCATTTATCGCCTTGGGCAAGCCGCCCGAAGTGGCGGCGACCGCCATCAATGCTATGCTGCAAAAATTGCAAACCGCGCAAAGCCAGGGCAAAGGATTTCAGGCGGCCTTGGAAGGCATCGGTACGTCTGCCGACGAGATGGCAGCCAATATCGCCGCCAATCCGCAGCAGGCTTTAACGGACTTCTTGCACAAACTCGAAGGCTTGGACAAACAAAGCCGCGCCCTAATGCTCTCGCAACTCTTTGGCACGGAATACAGCGACGACATTGCCCTCTTGGTCGGCTCGCTGGGCGAATACGAAAAGGCTTTGGGTTTGGTCGCTGACAAGGGACAAGTCGTCGGCGCGATGCAAAAAGAGGTGGCAAACGCCATGTCCACCAGCGAGGCGCAAATCAACAAAGCCAAGCAGGAAATCATCAACGTTGCCATCGAGGTCGGCGAAAAGCTGCTGCCTTTGGTGTCTCTATTGGCGAGTACGGCCGGCAGTGTGGCAAGCGCAATCGGAGCGATTACCGAAGAGTTTCCGGTTTTGACGCAACTTGCCACGCTGTTTGCAGCAGGCGCAGTTGCCGTCAAGGCTTATGAGGCGGCTGTCCGCCTGACTGGTGGTGCGGTATCAGCATCATTTGCGACCCAGCGTGTCGGAATTGAAGCAACCAAAGCATCCATCCTGTCGACCACTGTCGCTGCACGAGAGCTGGGCATCGCGCTCAAATCCGCTGCTGCCGGTAACGGTTTCGGTAATGGCGCGGCGGCTGCAGGAGCGTTGGCTCAAAATCTCAAGACGGCGGCATCCAATGCCGGATTACTGTTTGCGGCTTTTGAGGTCGGCCGTGGTGTGGGCGGCTGGCTGCGCGAAAACACGGATTTAGCAAAAATTTTCGGCGATAACCTCGCCCGTATTCCTGCCATTTTGGACAGCCTGTTTACCACCGGCGGTCTCGACAAGTATCACGAGTTTTTCAAAACCGAAGCCCAAATTAAGCGCGAATTGGAGATAGCGGATAAAAAAGCCCAGGAAGCTGCCGAAAAAGCCGCCGCCGCCAAGAAAAAAGCTGCCGAAGAAGAGGCAGCCGCCGTCAAAGCCCTGCAAGCCGAATATCGTGCGTCTGCAACAGAGTTGTCAGCGTTGGAACACAGTATGGCGGCCTTGCGTGCCGACGGTCGCGAAACCAGCGACTTTTACAGCGAGCTGGCAATCAAGCTGGAAAATGTGCGCACCAAAACCGCCGAACTGAAAGCCGAACTTGACAAGAAAAACGTCAAAATCAGCGCAGATACAGGCGAGCTTGCCGCAGCACAAAAAGCCCTTGAGGCTTTGGGTTTGACGGCGGAAGAAGTAACCACCGGCATGAGCAAAAAGGCGGCGGAAGGTATTGCCAATTTTTCGCGTGTTGCCTCTCAGTTTGGTAATGATGCCGAGCAGATGGGCCGGGTGTTTCAAGCCGCGCTCAAGCAGATGGACAGCAAAGAATCAACCGATGCTCTTTTGGCCGAATTGGAAAAGGTAGGCAAGCAATCAGGGCTGACGGCCGAGGAAATTAAGAAAATCGGAGATACGGCAAGGGAGTCGACGGACAAAGTTGCCGACGCCTTCGCCAAACTCGGCGTGGACAGCAAAGCCGTGATGACGGGTATCAGCAGCGACGCGCGGCAGGCATTTGCTGATTTTCAGACGGCCTCGACAGAAGCGGCGGCGGCCGGTCAAAAAGATGCCAAGCTGATACAGGCAGCCTTTGAGGCCATGATGGGCAAACTTAAAAGCAAAGAGGAATTTGCCGAGTTTCAACACCAGCTCAAAGCCAGCGGCGACGCGGCACTGTTGACGCAGGAGCAGCTTGCCCGTTTGGGCGATGCAGCTTCGGGCGGTGCGGAAAAAGCCAAAACCGCCTACCAAGGGTTAAATGATACTGCCGCTAAAACAGGCGAAGCCGCGAAAGCCGCGCATGAAAAAGGCTCGCAAGCGGCGGAAAACCATGCCCAATCGGTCAGAAAAGTGGCGACAGCCAACAAAGAGGCGGCAGCAGAGGCAGACAATGCAGCCAAAGCGGCGGCAAATGCATCTAAATCGTTTAGTGATTACGGCTACCGTCTGACGCAAACGGCAGGCTTTTACAAGCTCAATAATGAGCAGCTGGATTTGATGAACCGACAGTTTTCCGGGATTAAGTTGGGCATGGAGGCCACATTCCGCGCTGCTCAGATGAAAGAGTACACGCAACAGATTTACAGCGCGAATACCGCGATGCAAAGGCTGACCAATGCTGCTGCTCAAGGCGCAGTGACACAGGATATCTTGAACGATGCGGCCAGCGCGGCATCTCGTGCTGCCGATAAATTGGGGAATACTGAGCTGACAAAATTCCGCAATGCGATATCCGATGCCCAACGCCGGCTGAATGCCCTGCGCCAAGAAGCACATGATGCAACCCGCGCGCTTGAGGCCGAGCTTGCCGAGCTTAATGGCAATACGGAGGCGGTTTATTCTTTACAGCAAGAAAGAAAAATCCGCGAGCTGAAGCAAAAACTCGATAACGCCAACCGCCTCAAACAAACCGACGTTGCACGCGAATATCAGCGTCAAATCGAGTTGACGCAGCAAATCTACGACCGCCAACGCAACAAACGCGCCGAATCTGCCGCGCAAGAGCGAGTCCGCAACCAAGGTTCACAGGGCAGCAGCAATGCCGCCCAGCGGTTGCAGCAAATCGGCAATACGCAGGTTAATATCGACCCGGAAAAGCTTAACCAAATTTTGGCGCAGCGCGACCAAGCGGTTGCCGAGAAAGCTGTTAACGGTTTTATGAATAGTTTACAAGCTTCATTAAAGCGCACGACATAATTCAGACGGCCTGCAAACATCTGACTGCAACCATGCCAAGCCCCGATTTTCGGGGCTTTTGTTTTAATAGGGTTTTGAGAAAAATACGCAAAGGCCGTCTGAAATGGCAAATCAAGAATGGACGCTGAAACGGAAAGACACCGGCGTGGCCGTACATCTGCCGCAGGATATGCGCTGGGACGATGAATTTGAATGGAACAAGGTGGCGCAGGCCGCACCGCAGCGCACCTTGTCGGGCGGATTGGTCATCCAACAAGGCATCAAGGCAAACGGTCGCCCGATTACGCTGTCTGGCGATTGGGTATGGCTTGATTTAAGTATCTTGCGTACGTTGCGCGACTGGACGGACGTCCCCGAATTGGAGATGACGCTGACGCACTACGACGGCCGCGAATTTAATGTTATTTGGCGTACGCACAACGCGGCTTTGAACAATGTCGAGCCGGTGCATTACTCAACGCCGGAAACGGATAGCGAGCGATACACCGCCCAGCTCTGCCTGATGACGTTTTAATTTCGTCTGAAAGTAGGTTTAAACAGGATTTAAAAAGGTTTCAAAATGGAAAAAACAACGCGCCTGACGCAGCAGGATTTGCAGATTTACCCCAGCCAGCGCATGACCGATACGCCTGACGGCGGCGGTTTGATGGTCGGCCAGCCGCTGACGGGCGAGGATAACGAGATTTTTCCGCCCGTCTCGGACGTTGACCGCACGATGGGCAGCCTGGACGCGCGCTTGCTGTACCCTGCCGTCCTGCGTAACGATTCCGAGCCGCTTTACGGCGGTCATTTTGTCATTACCGAGCCGCCGACCTCTGAAAACGTGTCTTTTTTAGCGTTTAAGGCGCGCAACTACGGCGAGAGCCGCGCGGATATTATGCCGCGCATTGAAGCGTATTCCGTGCCGACGGTGGAAAGCCGCATGACGTTATTGGGTCGCCATTTGGCAGGTGTGCGTCTTGTGCAGGCATATCAGCGCGTAGAGGCTCCTTTGCCGAAGGTCGGCGAGCGTTATTGTCTGCAATATGAGGACAAAACCGAAGATGTGACACGCCGTATCACGGAGTATTTCCGCATTATCAACATCGAAGACGAGGTGCGCATTTTCGAGATTCCAAAATCAAACGGCGAGGTCGAGGAAGTGCCGCGCCGTGTAGTCAAAATGGAAATCAGCAATCCGTTGACCCGAGATTTTGATGGTGTCGATTATCCGGTGAAGGGGTATGCCGCGCCTAAAGTTAAAATTTTGGAAACCCAAGTGGCAGATTCCGCGGCTTATTATGGCGTAAAACCTGTATCAGACGGCCTTTCGGCAGGAGATGCCGCGCTGACGGTGTCAAGCATTTATGAAAAGCTTGTACCGACCTCGACAGTCGAGACGCCTTATGCGGATGAATACCCGGTTCCCGGTGAGGCATGGGTCGCTGCTGCGCCGGAAAAGCAGCTTTTTGCAGGGCATGTCGATAGTGGAACCTTAACTTTGCCTTCTGCTGTTTTGCCCGGCAGTATCAAGGTTGGGAACTACACAGACAATGGCTTCGGTCAACTTAAAAGCGGGGACAATATCGTCAATGCTGATTACGCTCACGGGCGTCTGAGTGGTTTGCCGACAGGTTATTACACGGTAACTGCGGTTCCTGGTGCTAAATCGTCATCAGCACGATATGCTTTTGCGGTAGAAATTAAAGAAACCAACCACGGTACATCATTTGCCCCTCTGCTTAGACCTAATCCTGCTTTGGGTAGTTTAAAAGTGTCTTTTATGGCTTTGGGAGTTTGGTATGTTTTGACAGATACAGGCGACGGCGTATTACGGGATGAGGCCGGTAAAAGTGTAGGTACGGTGTCGTCTGCAACAGGCAGTGTATTGCTTAATCTACCGTCTCTTCCGGATGTTGGCAGCCGTTTGGTGTTCCAATGGGGAGATTCCTCTGGTTTTACGTCTTTTGATGGCGGTAAGACGGGCGGGAATAATCTGCCCAAGGCAGCAAATGGGGAGTGCACTTATTCCCTGGGTCATCCAATTAAGCCAGGAACGCTGGTGCTTACTTGGCAAAATAACGGTAAGAAAAGAGCGCAAGACGATGGCGCAGGAAAATTAACGGGTGATGCAACTGGCAACGTGGATTATTTGAACGGCACGATTAAATTGCCAGCTTATATTGACTCTACTTCAGTTGATTATGTTTGCGATGAGCCTGATCGCATTCAGGTTGGTCTTGCTGATGGGCTTGGCTTGACCGCAGAGGAAAAAGGAGAGGTTTGGAATATCACACTGGGGACGGCGATACCTGATTGGCGCACTGTTTCTTTAACGGCTTTGGGAAGCTTTGAAGAATATACAAGTACAACTGTTTCAAACAGTTATTCTGGTTATGCAGCAGCATTGGTATAGGATAAATAATGGGAATAAAAACTAGTTCAGGCGGTTTTAAAATTGTATTGTCCGCCAACCCTGCGAAAAATGGCGAGTTCGCAATCGGCGGTCGAAAAGTCGAGGGTGTAAGTGCTGTAGGCTCGACAATAATTGTACCTAAAACGGTGTTGCAGGTTGCCGGTCAGGAAAGACGGATAGTAGAGGGAAATATTTTAGGTACAAAATATAAGTACCTAGAATCGATTGAGACCAAAACAATAAACCGTTATGGGAAAATAGTCAGTTGGTATGCAGATTACCTCACTAGTGATCCAGCCTCAATAAAAAAACGTCGTGGCAGCTTGAACGGCGGCTTGTTATTTAATGTTTTGAACGACTTTGATCAAGGAAGCGTCTGTGTTTTTGATACCTGGTCGTTTCATGACGGCGAGACAGAGATCGTTGAACGAGGCGGTACGCTTTATAAGAATTGGAATGCAGTACAAGGTTCTGGCGATGCAGTCGGTACGTTGACTACTGACGGTAAAGTCATTATCAATGACCGTAATATTGCCTTCCTGAATCTTAAAATTACAGGCGGTATCGTACGCCAGCCACAGATCAAGGGTTATGGTTATGCAGGCCGCACACCTGCCGCGCCGGTCAAGCCTGAAAGCTTTACCGTTTACGCGGGCAATGGCGAAATTGTCGGCAGAAGCAACGCCGCAGGCGAAATTACCGGCGGCATTACAGGCAAAATCGACTACGAGACAGGCTTCTACGAAATCAAGCGCGATGAGGGTTTTTACCCCGAAGATTTACGCTACAACGCCGTGACCCAAGACAACCTGCCTTTGGATTCGTCGATTATCGGCATTGATGCTGTGCGCCTGCCTGCCGACGGACGTGTCCCCGTGATTCGCAAGGGCGATATGATCGTGATTTCCAACCGTCTCAAGCAGGATTTGGGCAGCGCGTTTACCGCCGCTCAAAAAATCACGCTCAACCGTCAAAATATCGACCGCCTCTGCTTGGTTGACAGCAAGGGTAAACACGTCCTCGCCGAGAAATACACGGCAGACCTCAAAGCGGGCAGTATTACCTTTGCCGAGCCGTTGGACTTGTCGCAATATACCCTGCCGCTGACTGCCGTTTGCGCTTGGGAAGAAGAAAACCGTGTGACCGGCGTCGATATTTCAGGCCGTCTGAAACTCCAGTTTGCGATTGGGCGCAACTATCCGAAGGAGAATACATTTGTGTCCTCCGCCCTGATCGGCGGCGATTTGCTGGTGCGCGCTACCGAGCCGTTTTCGCAACAGGCATGGGACAATGTGTGGAGTGACGCGCAACGCGGGGAGCCTATTTTGGCGCGTACCAATGTCAAAGACTACCCGATTAAATTGGCCAGTAATGGCGCGATTACCGAGCGCTGGCTGATTAAATTCATTACTGCAACCCAATTTGAGCTTTACGGCGAGCGGCTGGGCTTGGTTGCTCAAAGCGATACCTTGACCGATCTTGCGCCGACCAATCCGGCAACCGGCAAGCCTTATTTCACGCTCAAGGCGGCCGCATTCGGCGGCGGCTGGTCGGTACAGAACTGTATCCGCTTCAATACTTACGGCACGCCGTTGCCCGTTTGGATTTTGCGCAGTGTCCAGCCTTCGCCGGACAAGCAAAACGGCCGCGATGGTTTTACCGCGTGTTTGCGCGGTAATACGGTGGCCGAATAAAAGATAAGGCCGTCTGAATAGCACTTTCAGACGGCCTTTAAGTAAAATGGTTAATTAATTTGCATTTATACCTTTTATCTGTAAAATTAACCTTTTAATCTTTATTCAAATAGTTAAAGGAAGCGAGAAAATGGGGAAAGGCATGAAAATCCTGATGGTGGTTGTGGCAATATTAATGGCAGCCGCTGTTAGTCGGGCTTATATGAATAATCAGAAAAAAGAGATGATTAAGAAAGAGTATGAAGCAAAGATTGCAGCAGAAAATGAAGCGAAGCGGCAAGAGGAGGTGAAAAAAGAGATGCTGCGATTAAAATCAGAAAAGGAAGAGGCCGAATTATTGGAGCGTGCAAAAGAGGCTGTTAGAAATATGATGAAAGACCCTGATTCTGTGAAATTTAAAGATTTGATTGCAGGTCAAGTCAGCAAGGATAAGAAAAAGCATGTGTGCGGCATGGTCAATAGCAAAAATTCAATGGGCGGTTATGTCGGTTACAAAGGATTTGTTTATATTGATGGCGAGAAATATGCGGTTCTTCAGGAGGACAGTATTGGCAATGAGGTTTTTGAGATGGCCTGTAATAAAAATAAGCGAATCATCGCTCTGAGTGCAACTATGCCAAGCCCCGATTTTCGGGGCTTTTGTTTTAATAGGGTTTTAAATAAACCATTGAAGTAAAAAGAAAGGCCGTCTGAAATGTTTGATACGCAACGTGTGCCGGTAAAGGTTTACCGCTGGGATGACGAGGGTGCGCCGCAGGTTGAATCGGCGGCAGGCAGCATTAAAACGATTTTAAAAGCTTGCTTGATTACCGGTTATGGCGAGGGTAATAAACGCAAGGACGGGCTGGGCTGGGAAATGGCGTTTGAAAAGGCGCAAGAAGCCTGTTTCCGCAGTACGCACCCGAAGGCGACAAAGTGGTGGCTGGGGGTGGATGATGCGAAGTATTTAGCAGGCGGCGACAACTATAATCGTTATACCGATGTCTGTGGGATTTTAGAGCCTACATCGGCTACGGCAGGCAAGGCGGTTCAATCGCTTTGGCGTAGTGATAGTAGGGTTCGGTTTGCTCATCACTATTATTACGTAAATAACGTCCAATTGAAATGGGTTTTAATAGGCCATGCTCGCGCCTTCGCCCTTGTTTTGTTGAGTCCGGGCGGTTCTGAAGCCAGCCCTGTACTTTATTTTGGAGAGTTTCCAAGCCTGGCGCTGGCGGATGAGCATCAAAACCTATTGGGGTTGGGGGCGTTCGGAGCAGAAAGATATTTTAATTCTGGTGTAAGTTCTTCCTACAACGGATTTTATTGCACGGCCATGCGCGATTACAAAGGGGATGCGCCAAATGGATTTTATGCTGGTTCTAATGTGGTTCAATCCTCTGCCAGTTACCCAAGTCCTATCAGTGGCGGCTTTACGGCTTCCGATCTATACCTATTTGAAGAGCTTAATGGCAGTAAATATGCGCTTCGCGGCTTAGTTCCGGGTTTGATGCGTATCAACGAAGCGATGCCGAGCAACGCAGTTATTCCGCAAGGTGCTGTTTACGATAATTTAGACAATTCCGGCGATGAATGGATGTATGTCAAAGTTTTTAGTAACCATTCCGGCCTGCTGATCAACCTCACGGCCTGGGAGCTGTAAGTCATGCCGAATCATGTTTTCCGCAGCCGTCTTGCCGTTAAGCGCGGCAAGACGCGTGGCAAAATCGTCAACCGGATTGCGCGAAGCCGTGCCGTCAAATCGCCGCATTGGAAATACGGCGGCCACGGCTATATCGCCGGCGAAGGTACGGGCATTGTTACGGTGGGCGGTCAGCCGGCTTCGCGCCGTATTTACCTGTTTGCCCGGCCTAATATGTACTGCATCGCTGATACTTGGAGCAAAGAAGACGGCAGCTACCGCTTTGACCGGCTCAAGGAAGACGAGGAGTATTTGATGGTGGCGACGGATTATAAAAAGCAATACGAGCCTGTGTCTTATGATTTTATTAAGCCTTATGTCGAGCGTGACGGCGGCGGTTGAGGCCGTCTGAAATGTCCGAAGACAAAATTTATGCTGATTCGGCGCGTATCCCTTTGCCTTTCGGCTTGGCGATTGGCTCCCGTCCGCCGTCCAGGCTCTTGCCGTTGGCGTTCAGACGGCCTTTGCGCCATATTGAGGACGGCGGCGAGATTGTTCCCGATACGCCGCTTAAGCCTAATCCGTACCGCCCTCCGGATGGTTATGCGACTGTTTCGGGGGCGTGGGGCTTTGTGCAGCAGGCGGTGTCAAGGCAGGCGGTGTGCGCGGCCGGTCGTTATGATTTGGGCGACATGGCTGTCCAAGTGTCGGGGATAACGGCGGAGGCTGTCGGGGAGGCGGTTTGTTTTCAGACGGCCTTTTCGGATATGCCCGAATTGGAAAGTTGCCTGCATGAAACGGTCGGCTTGTCTGACGGGGTTGCCGGGTGTATGCAGGCGGTGCAGGCCGGAATGGATGGTCTGAACGGCTGTTTGCATGATGCTTTCCCCGATGATTTGTTCTTAAGTGGCTGTAATGCGGATCAATCGTCAGCGGATCTTGGCGAGGCTTTGGCGGCATGTTCGGAGAGTGTGTTTTCCGATGACGCGCCGGTTGGCGATTGTTTGGTGTCGGAGGTGCGCGAGGCGGCGGTATTGGCACGATGTGCGCATCCGCAAAGCCTTCCTGCTTTGGCTGTGCCTTGCGAGTATTATGGGATTCCGGTTGAGCCGGAGCCGGTTCCTGAAACTTATGTTTGCGGTATCCGCCCGCCTTCAAACCGTCTGCACCTGCGCTTTTACCGCAAAAAGATTGCACACGATGCGCGCCATATTCCACTGCCGTTTGCCTGTTTTGATACGGTAAGCACTCCTGTTTTAGACGGATATATCATGCAAAATATTATTAAGGCTACGGTTGATGGCCAGCCGATTGGGCTGTTTTCTGCTTCCTTTACGACGGACACTGCCGGTTATTGCTGGCAAGGCAGTTTGACTGTTTCTCCCGATGATTTCGCCAAGATTAATCCTGATGCCCGCCCGAAAGGCCGGGAAGCCGAAATCGAGGTGCAAATCAATGCGGATACTTTTGTCATCATCGCGGAAGATTACAGCGACAACCGCCGCTTCGGGCAAAAGAGCTATACGGTAACCGGCCGCAGTGTTACCGCCCGTTTGGGCGCGGACTATGCGCCTAAAGGCCGTGGTACATACCGCAATCCGATTTATGCGCAACAAATCGCAACGGAGGTTTTACGCCCGACAGGTGTGGATTTGGACGGCTGGACGATGGTTGATTGGTTGATTCCGGGAGATGTGTATTCGTTGACCGATAAAACGCCGATTGCTGTTTTGCAAGAGCTGGCTCAAGCCGCCGGGGGATTTGTGGAGAGCGACCGCGCCCGACCTGTTGTCCGCTTTAAGCCCAAATGGAAAAAGGCTTCTTGGGAGGTTTCCGATGCGCCTGCCGATGTCAGTGTCCCTGTCAGCGTGATTTTCAGCATCAGCGGCCAGCGCAATGTATCGGAGCGTGCCAATGGGGTTTATGTTTGGCCGAGCCATAACAAGGGCAAAGGCGCGGATGTGTACCGCAACGGCAGCAACCGCGAGCCGCGTGCCTCCGCGCTGACTAATACGCTTTATACCGACCAGCCGGTCTTGCTTGCCGCCGGTATCGCCGCTTTAAGCGAAACCGGTGTTCATAAGCGCGAAACGGTGTCTTTACCGGTATCGGATAAATACGCCATTCCTATGGCGAATTTGGGCGAGATTTGGCAAATCAATGAGCCTTCGGGGAACTGGCAAGGCGTGGTGGTTGGTGTGTCGGTCGAAGTCAAAATCGAAAACGACGCCCCTGTCGTGACTCAAAATGTAACGATAGACCGCTATTTTGACGAATGATTAAAGCTGGTTTAAAGATGCTTTAAAGGCCGTCTGAAAGCCATGTTCAGACAGCCTTTTATCTTTTTGTTGAGGATAACAAAATGACTAATCTGTATCAAAACCTGACGGCACTGCTCAAGCGCGAACAGCGCGGCATTGCCAAAATAACGGGCGATTTGGGCGGCGGCTCATGGGCGGCGCAAACGCAAAGCGGCGGCAATCTTGTTTTAAGCGGGCAAGCCGCTTTAAATCAGCGCGTGTTTTATGATGTCTTGAGCAACCGTATCCTTGGTCAGGCTCCCGATACTACTGTTTTAGAGCTGGGCGTATAAGGATAAGTGCAGTATAGCCAGGCGTTGCTTTCGTATAACGTCTTAAAATAATTATTATTATTTTGAGGAGGTTTTATGCGAGCTGAAGTGTTAGGTGTCGGTATCGGCGACATTTTAAAATTTGAAGCCGCTGCCTTGACGCGTGTGAAGGTAAAAGTGCCGGATGGTACGCGTGCCGGTGATTGGGTCAATTTCTCTTTGCGTGACAATAAATTAGTCGCGTTAACCGATGAACAGGACGGATACGCTCTTGTTCAGCCGCACAACTGTATTATTGACCTGCGTTATTGCGCTAAACCTGAAAATATTTCTGATATCTTGCAGCAAGGCGACCGATTCGGCATTCAATATATTGGCGCACCGGTCGAGCATGGACGTCATACCGTTATGCCGTCCGGCCCTGTTATTCCTCCGAAAGAGGCGGAACGCCCGGTAGCTCCTCCTTCCCCTCCTTCTGCATTGAAACGTAGCCTCAATTTCTTCGGCGACTCTACCAATGCGCGTATCGGCGGTCAGGCCGTGAGTGTTGCTGCCGCTGAAAATCTGCCGGTTGTAAACAACGCACAGGGCGGCAGCCTGGCTGCGTATGCCTTGATGTCGATGAACGGCAGCCCGGTGGAAGTTACTTTTAAAGTCGATACTATTCCGGCTAAAGCGAATGGCGTAATGGTTGATGGCGAGTTGGTTTACGGCGAAGGCGTTACGCCTTTCAGTATGCACTCTACCGTCGTTATTATTGGCGATGACATCGAGGCGGTCATGACCGGCCAAACCGCCAATATTAAAGTCATTCCGCGCGATAGCCAGGCTCATAGCGTTGTTCCGGGTAAAAAATATCCTGTACGACTGAAAAACAGCGGCGGTGTCGATGGTATTTGCGTGTTGGCGACGGCCAAGAATGATATTAACGGCGCAAATATCGGCAACTGGCAGACGGTTTTGGAGCGTATCAAAGGCTATGTTGAAAAATGTATTCAACAAGTTCAGCCGAAAGAATCGCCGCGTTATATTGTCCTGACTGTATGGGCTGATAATAAGCCGGGTTGGGCCAAAGAAAACCACCCATACCGACATCAGCTCAAAGATCAATTTAATAATTGGCTCAAGTCTAAATATGGCAATAATGTCTTTGATATTGAGCAATATATTTTATCTGACCAGATTTGGACGGATAGCGGCCTCACGCCGAATGAGGCGGATAAAAAAGCGCAAACAGACGGCGTAATGCCGTTGTCACTCTCACAAGACGGCGGTGCTCATCTGCTTCCGGCGGTTGAGGCCAAGGTCGCCGAACGTATCATCGCAAAAGCGAAAGAGTTGCGCTATTTGTAGGCAAATATAAATAAAAGGCCGTCTGAATAAGGCGGCCTTTGGGAGGATTTTAAATATAAGTGGGACGGCGACGTAACAGTGCGGCAACACTGTTACGCCAGCCAAGCAGATCATGCCTGCATTGACTTCTAAGGCCGCCTTAGTCTCTAGAGACCGAGGCATTCTATCTGATACAGGAGTGGATGCAAATGCAAATCTATCGTGAATTACGCTGTAAGTTTTGTGGGAAATTGCTGGCAAAAGGCAGCGGTTGTGTACAAATAAAGTGCGCTCGTTGTAAAAACATCAATTCTTTCAGCTAATTAATAAATCAAAAGAATGCCTTTGAGCGTCATATTAAATCTGATTTAGAGCATCGCGAATGCCATAATTTAGGAGTATATATGATGCAAAAAATGCAACAGACATTACCTATTATCCCCTGGATGGGTGGCAAACGTCGTTTGGCAAAACATCTTTTGCCCATGTTCCCCGAGCATTCTTGCTATGTCGAGTTGTTTTCTGGTGGCGCAGCATTGTTCTTTATGCGCCCAACGCCTGCTAAAGTAGAGGTACTCAACGACATCAACGGACAGCTCATCAATCTCTATCGTGTGGTACAACATCATTTCGACGAGTTCGTCCGTCAGTTCGAGTGGACGCTGACCAGCCGCGAGACATTCTCCTGCCTGCAAAACACGCCGCCCGAATGCATGACAGATATTCAACGTGCCGCTCGTTTCTTCTACCTTCAACACAACGCCTTCGGCGGCAAAACCGTCCAGCAGCATTTCGGGACAGCTACCACGTCAAAAGCATGGGATGCATCTCAGATTGAGGTTAAATTAAAGGCTGCTAAAGACCGTTTAAAAGGTGTTTATATAGAGAATGAATCGTGGGATCGTTGCTTCAAGCGATATGACCGTGAGCACACCTTCTTCTACGCAGACCCACCATATTGGCAGACCGCAGGCTATGACCAATCATTTGGCTGGGAGCAGTATGAATTACTGGCCAAGGTAATGGCAGAGAGTAAGGGTAAGGTCATGCTATCTATTAATGACCACCCTGATATCAGGGAATTGTTTAAAGATTTCCGTATCACTCAACTTGAATTGGCTTATACGGTCGGAAGAAATAAAACTGGTAAAACCAGTGGAGAATTGGTCGTATGTAATTGGTAA